ACGACCTTATCAGTCAAGATTGCCTGTGGGCATCTCTTGCTCTCGAAGTCTACCTCGTATCTCGTGGGAGCATCATCAATATAGAGAGTAGCGTGACTACCTCTACCGTCTACGCCGGTAAACAACTTGTTACCGCTCTGAATCTGTGCGATAATCTCGTTTCTCGACAATCTGATACTACCTTCAGCGACAATATTAACATCGCCAATTCCGTCCTGAATTCTTGCAAAGCCTACGTTCCAGCCAGCAAGGTTCTTAACAGTGACCTTTGCATCGAGGTTAAGTTCTGCGGGTGCGACTACCTCATCATTTTCGACTTCCGTAGAGAAGTCGGTTACTTCATTCAGAGTTGCTTCATTTGCAACATTTTTCTTATCTGCCATATTCAATACCTCATTTCAACTATCATTAAGTTTGATTTCAATTAACCTTGTGTTTGACTTCGTTATAAAGTTTTATAATATTATCTAATCTTTCCGATTTACGGAATACCCAATATCTATTTCCGCTTGAAGCGTTAATCTTCGAGATGAAACACTTCTCACCAAATGCGGATAGAAAGTGGAATAAACGCAAAGAATAGCAATAAAAATTTACATTGTTTTCCATTTAATTTTCTCCTGCGTTATTAAATTCGTTTTGTAGGATTTTCACTATTTTGTCAAGGCAAGCATTTTCCTTGCACTCGATTTCGAGCAATTTATATCCGTGATTATTAGCGTATAATCTTTTTCTTCTGTCGTGTTCTTGTTGTTTTTGAAATTTTCTCGTTCCACCGAAATGATTTATAGGAGAATAATGCTGTAACCCATTAACTTCTATAAGTAATTTCATAGAGGGAACAAAGAAATCATAAGACAATGGAAATCCAGATAATCCAACAAGTGTTGGAAATTCTTTTTGTTGTTCAAAAGAGATATTATTATCTACTAAATAGTTATAAACAATAATTTCACCCTTTGATTGATTACATAAAGGACAACCACTTCCTCCTCTCTTATCAATAAGGAAAGAGGCTCTTGTTTCCCACTCATAAGAACACTTCTTGCACTTGCATTTAATAGGTTTGCTTCTTCCTTCATATTGACTCATTATGTCAATGTTTTTGTAGTTAGGATTATATTTTTTAAGATTGTCGATAAACCAACTATGGCTCTGCAATCTTCCTTGCGAGAATTTTGCTATCGCACATTCTCTACAAAAATGTCCTTGCAATAAATCTTGCGCTCTTGATTCAAAATCCTTGCCACACAACTTGCACCTTACTTTTATCTTTTTATCCATAGAGACATATTGGCTTAATTGTTCGACATATGGATTTTTGTCTTTTAATTGTTCGGCAAACCAACTTGGTGATTTCTTGACAGAAGAAACAGTATTCTCATTAGCACATAAATTACAGCCACAAGCGGAGTTTATAAAACTATACGCCGTTTTCTCAAATATGTAGTCGTGTTTTGTGCAACGGAAAGTCATAATTGCTTTTGAGCCATTATATTGACTTAACAATTCGATATGTGGAAATTTGTCTTTTGCCTCAATAATAAATTGTTCATTTGTTTTCTTTGCCATATCTACCCCCTTATTATAAAATTGGGATGCTACATTTGAGTGTAGCACCCCAAATTATATTTGAGTGGTAGGTGTCTATCCTACAAACTCAATAAGTGGCTTGAATTAGTTCAAGCCTCCCACATTTGTATCATACAAAGTACCAACCTTGTACTCCTGACCCTTTGCAACGTCAACAGCCATTTCGAGGTCGAAACGAGTTTCAACATGACCAGTCTTAACGTTGTTACCTGTCAAGGAAGTAAGACCACCACGAGTCCAAGTAGCGATAGGAGTATCTACGCCAGCGGGAATTACGAATGCAAGACCAGCAGGGAGATAAGTAGCGAAGTTCTTACCATCCTCGGTCATCTTGGTGAGGTTGTAGGGGTTAGGCATTTCAGCGAGAACTGCGCCGTTGTATGCAGAAAGCATACCGGTCTGTGCGAGTTCGTTCATTGCCTTCTCGGAGATACCAGTGATAGTAGTGGTGTTAATCTGACCAGCGTAACCTGCCCAGCCGTTGAACTGGGAGAGGATTGCGTAGTCACCTACGATAGTAGGCTTACCGTTTCTACGAACCGCACCGAGAACACCATCTACACCAGTCTTTGTAAGACCAGCACCCTCGAATGTGTACTTAACACCAGTAGCGTTCTTGATAGCATTGTAAACACGAGTTACAATAGCAAGAACAGCCTTGTTTCTGATGTCGGTCTTAACACGAGCGATACCCTCATTCTCCTTCTCCATGTTACCGAGAGCAATCTTACGATAGTCTACTGCGTAACCACCAGAAACGGTGAAAGTAGGAACAGGGTAAACTTCCTTTGTGATAGCAGGAAATACAACGTCACCACCAGCAGCCTGCTCACGAGAGCCTTCGCCAACGTGGTTGTAAACCTCACGCTCAATAGTCTCATCAGCACCTACGTTCTGGTAAGAACCGAAGATGGAGAGTAACTTGATTTCTTCGAGAATAGGTGTCTCGATAACAAATCTACGGAGAGTGTTCAACTCTGCAACTGCGCCGTAGTCGCCATTCTCGGCACGAACACCGAGGTCTTTGATGTATGCAACGGCAGTGTCAGCCTTTGCACCGAACTTGTCCAAAGACTCGCCTCTAACCATTGCAGAGAAAACTTCTACAACAGGAGAAGCCTTGTGGAACTTACCGCTGAACGCATCAGCATCTCTGCGAATGTTATTAAGTTCATATGTAGTTTTCATAATACGTTATCCGTCCTTTCGATAATTTTGTTTTAATTAAGCAAAGCAAACCTTTGCCTTAACTGCCTTACCGGTCAATGTGCAAGTGTCAACAACCTTGAAGTAAGCACCAGAAGCAGGAGCCTCATCATCAACTGCGAGAGTACCGTCTGCTGCGATTGTGAGGATAGCATTCTTTGCACACTCGCCAGTTACGTGCTTGCAATCAATAACGAGGTTCTGACCATCCCAAGCCTTCAAATTGAAGCCATTGAGGAACTGACCTGCCTTGATAGTAACATCTTCCTTGTAGCAGTCATCGCCAGCCAAAGTATTGGCTACGAGATATGTTTCACCGTCAACGGTGATAAAAGCGTAATTCTTAACATCTTTGTCGGATGTGAGAACAGGATTAACCTTTGCCACATCGAGCATTCCAAGAGTTTCAACCTTAATCATAATCTAAATACTTCCTTTCTATATATTAGTTAAAAATATCTTTATCTTCTGCGGGAGTAGAAGCGTCTACGCCGCTGAAAATATCTTCAATATCGGTCTTTGCGGAGTTCTGCTCGTTAGTAACAGAAGTTTCCTTTGCCTTTTTACCGATACCAATGAGAATCTTATCAACAACAGAGTTGATTTCACTCTCAACAGGTTTTTCCATGAAAGCATCAATTTCAGCCTGTGCATATGCCTTTTCCTCATCAGAGTAATCAGCAAGAGCAGCATTCAATTCACCGATGCGTTCCTTTGCCTTCGCTTTTCCGAGGGCTTCACGGAGTTCGTCAAGTTCCTCATACAAGCCATCGAGTTTCTTGTAAGTTTCTTCGAGTTCTTTCTTGCACTCATCAAGAGCAGCCTGAATCTTTTCGGAGTTTGCAGAGATTTCTGCCTTCTCATTTGTAAGATTCTCAATTACCTCATTCAGTTCAGCAACCTTCTTATCGCAATCTTCCTTGCACTGATTGATTTCAGAAGTGCAGTTTGCCATTGCGGAGACAGTCTGCTCAACGAGAGCCTTGATTTCAGATTCGGTCATTTTATCTATGTCCTCCTTTTGCATTTCGTTAAGTTCAACTAATCTTGCGGAGTCATCTGCGGGTGTGATGCCGAGTAAAGCATATCCAGAATGTATGAATTCAGTTGGGATTCTACCTTTGTCCTTGTAGCCATATTTGTAGACAATGCCCTCGTTTTCAGCGGTACGCAAAATCTCAACGCTACCATTAGGATAAATCCCATTTGCGATATTCTCGTCTAACTTCTGACAGAAATTGTGATAACAACTGCTATCTATTTCTCCAACGCCGATACAGGCTGTAATCTTTTCGCCGTTTGCAAGTTCCACTTCATCAATGTAACCTTCTTCAAACGTTCCGATAACAACCGCATTTTCAAAAATAGCAACACCATCAATCACATCTGTCATACCGTGACCACAGAGTTCGGTTCTTTCGTCATCAAGAAATTCGCATTTCAAACTCATACCTTTGATGCTCGGCAGTGCCTTTTCGCAATATTCTTTAAGCCAGGTAATACCATTGCGGTTATACATAGTACCAACTTCATTTTCCTCATCTACACAACTGTCGGGATAAATACGGTACAAAATTGCTTTGAATTTGCGTCTACCATTTTGACCTTTTTCACTTGTTTCATTAAAAATCTCAAATGTTTTCATTCATTCTCACCACCTTTCGTATTGACTCTCCATATATAAAAAAGATATATTTCAATCCTTCTTATTGAATTTAAGTGCCTAATTTATAGGCGTTTATAATAAAAAAGAGCGGTATTAACCGTTCTGATAATTGCAGTTTTCGTCCGATATTTTATAGATTAAAAACGACTAACTTTTAATGTTTGTCGCTTGGACTTGGCACACTGTTACCATTATTATTTCTTGTCTGCATAGCACTATCGGTAGGATTATCCGTTATAGGTCTACCGCTTTTGTCTTTGCTGGAAAGAGTATAACTCGTCTGGTGCGGTTTGTATTTCTCGTAGATACCCTCGTCAATCTCGTCATCGAGCATGGCATAGAATGCATCGGGAGCAATACCACAAGCCGCCGCCCACAAGGTCAAACTACCGCAACCCTCCAGATAGAGAGCCTTTGCGTTTTCGACCATTGCTTTTTGGTTTACATAAGTAATGGGAAGATATTTTACCTCAACCCAGTTCTTTCTATCGTCAACAATACAATGAGCAAT